ACTACAAAGTTAATGAATGACGAAAGCTTCACAGATGCAATCCCATCTAACCCAGCCGACTTTGTTGTACTTGTAAGTGCGAGAAGTGATTATACAACTCGTAAGCAAAGAGATGATGCAATAGTTTATAATAGAGGAAGTTGAATAATGGCAAAAGATAAAATCACCGAATATGATGCAACAGCAAATAACAACACAGTTTGCGGAGATGTAAACATAGCGGAAAATTCAGCTTTACCTTCAGATATGAATAATTTTGCGAGAGAAATTATGTCACATTTGGCGGAAATGAACGCAGGAACGCATCCAGTTGCTGACACATTTACTTTAGCTGATCCCTCAGACTTAACTAAAAAATTTAGGTTTGATGGAGTTGGAATAACCGCAGGCAATACAAGAGTTGTAACAATGCCTGATGCTGATACGACTTTGGCAGGATTAGGTGTAACTCAGACATTCACAAAAGCACAAATTCCATCTACATATACTGGCACTGGATTAACATTAGATTTCGATACATACCAAAATCATATCATCACTTTGTCAGCAGGATCGAACTCCTTAGCCAACCCATCAACTGAAGCAGGCAATGTTGGGCAAACTGGTGTAATTATATTCATACAGCCATCTAGCGGTTCAGCAGGCACAGTATCGCTTGGAACAGACTATGAGAGTATTGGTGGCTCAGGATTAACACTATCAAGTGCTAACAGTGCTTACGATGTCGTGCCATATGTCGTGAAGGCTGAAAACTCAGTGTTGCTCGGAAATCCATCTTTAGGTTTTGCATAATGTTTAGTTCAGAAGCATGGCTATCAAATTCAAGTGGTTTCTATAATGGTGTTGCTACACAGTCATTAAGGTTTGATGATGGCAGTAGTGCTTATTTAACTAGAACACCATCTAGTGCAACTAATAGAAAGACTTTTACTTGGAGTGGGTGGGTTAAATTAGGTGTTATAAGCACAGATAAATATTTATTAAGTGCAGATTTAGCTCAAGATAACACAGGTAATAACAGAACAATTATTGGCATTGGTTCTAATAATGTTTTAAAAATAGAATCATTATCAGGTGGGTCAAATGCACTCATTGTTTCTACGTCAGCCGTTTATCGTGACTCATCTGCTTGGTATCACATTGTTGTTGCTATTGACACAACCCAAGCAACTGCAACCAATCGTGTAAAAATATATGTTAATGGAACGCTACAAACTTTAACTATTAGTGTTCAAGTAGCACTTAATGCAGACTTATTTATTAACAATAATAATTTACACAGAATAGCATCAAACACATTGACATCAGGTGGTGGCAATTTCTTTGACGGATACCTCGCAGAAGTTAATTTTGTTGATGGGACAGCATTAGACCCAACTTACTTTGGTGAAACAAAGAATGGTGTATGGATAGCCAAAGAATATACTGGCTCATATGGCACTAATGGTTTTAGATTACAGTTTAATCAAACTGGAGTAGGTACTGCATCAGCATCAACAATAGGTGCAGATACAAGTGGTAATACACATCATTTTACATCTAGTGGTATAGTCGCATCTGATTGTGCTATGCCTGATAGTCCAGAGAATAATTTTGCTACGTTTAATGTATTAAGTGGACATTCAAGCACTACTATTAGTGAGGGTAATCTTCGTGCTTTAGCAAATAACAGTAGTAATTATCTTGAATCACAAAATTCAACATTCGGTATTACAAGTGGTAAATGGTATGCAGAGTTTAGAGCAGATGATTTATTAAATGATGGAGCAGATAATGGAACTCAAATTGGTGTTACAACAGCCCCATATAATAGAGGTAGTGGTAATCAAAATGGAGCAATTACTGGAAATACAAGAATAAATCTAGACAATAGTGGTGGTGCTTATCTCGGTGTTGATGCATCTACAACACAACAAGGCAGTATTGGAACTTATGCAGATGGAGACATTATCGGAGTTGCTTTAAATGTAGATGATAGTGAAGTTTCTTTTTATAAAAATGGTTCTGCTATTACCAATGCTCAAGATATTAGCATTACAGATGTAAATGGTGTTTATTTTTTTGAAGTGCAAATAAGAAAATTTTCAAGTGATACAAGTCAAATAACAGCTAACTTTGGTCAAGATAGCACTTTTGCAGGAGCAATATCAGCAGGAGGAAATGCAGATGCAAAAGGCATAGGTGATTTTGCTTATGCACCACCATCAGGCTATCTAGCATTATGCACATCTAATCTTCCAGAACCTACTATTAGTCCTAATGCAGATACACAAGCTGATGATTATTTTAATACAGTTCTTTATACTGGTAATGGCACTGGACAAAGTATAACTGGAGTTGGGTTTAAACCTGATTGGGTTTGGGCGAAAGAAAGATCAAGTGCTTCATCTCATCAATTATATGATTCTTCACGAGGAGTTACTAAGAGATTAGAATCCAACAATACTGGTGATGAAGATGTTATAGATGGAGTTACATCTTTTGATACTGATGGATTTACCATAGGTACTCATAGTGCCATTAATGATAATGGTATTACCAATGTAGCGTGGAACTGGAAAGCAAATGGTGGCACAACCTCAAGCAATACAGATGGTTCTATAACAAGTACAGTACAAGCAAACACAACGGCAGGGTTTAGCATTGTTCAATTTGTTGGAGATGCAAACGGCTCTTCAAATGTGGGTCACGGCTTGTCTAAAACACCTAATATGGTAATTGTTAAGCCAACAAGTCGCGTAGATGGTTGGGCTGTGTATCATTCATCTTTGGGGGTAAATAAATTAGTTGAACTTCATAGTAGTAGTGCAGAACAGTCATCAAGTGGTTACTGGGGAAGTGTTACCTCATCAGTATTTGGTTTAAGTGCAGGTGGTACTAACAATAGAAGTGGTGCAACTCATATAGCCTACTGCTTCGCAGATATAGAGGGTTACTCAAAGATTGGTGGCACTTATACTGGAAATGGCAATGCAGATGGTACGTTTGTCTATACTGGATTTAGACCTGCTTGGATATTAATGAAACGTACTAATAGCACTGGGAATTGGCAACTTGTTGATAATCGCAGGGTTGGATATAACCCAAGCAATAATTTACTTTTTCCTGATGGTTCTGATACTGAAGCAGAGGTTACTGATAATGACATTTTATCTAACGGCTTTAAACTTAGGACAACTGGTGCAGGGCGTAACGGCTCTGGTAGCACATACATCTATATAGCATTTGCAGAGACCCCAACAAAATATAGTTTAGCGAGATAGGAGAATATAATGGCTTGGTTACACAATGGAATAACACTAAAGGTTGGCAAGAGTTGGTCAGATGGGAATTATAAACACCCTTATAATTGGGCATCAGCTTGGTCAGATGAAGATAAAGAGCATTGGGGTGTAACGTGGCAAGATGACGTAGACACTAGCTATGATAGTACATTTTATTGGGCAAAAGATGTTCCAAGAAGTCTAACAGATATTAATGAAGTTGATGATGATGGTGATGCTATTTTAGATGTAGATGGCAATCAAGTTGTTACATTAGGTCTAAAATCTATATGGGTTGCAAAGACTAAAACAACTGCTAACAGTTTACTAGCTTCTAGCGATTGGTATGTTACAAGAAAAGCAGAAACAGATGTAGCAATACCATCTACAATAAGCACATATAGAACAGCTGTTAGAACTGCTAGTGGAACAATAGAAACTGCAATAAATGGTTGTGCAGATTTAGATGCTTTCAAAGCATTGTTTGTTGTGCCAGTTGATAGTGATGGAGAGCCAACTGGCAATGCACCTATCTATGATTTCCCTGAAGAGGTGTAAATGGAGATAGAGGCAACATTACTATGGAACTTAGTTTTGACTTTAGTGATCTTGCCTTTTGGATGGGCATTTTCAAAGATGTTCTCAGAAGTTAAAAGACTGCAAATCCTGCTAAATAAAACTCGTGAAGAATATTCCACAAAAGAAGATCTCAGAGATACGTCAGGTCGTGTAATGGAGGCACTACATAGACTTGAAGATAAATTAGACAAAGTTCTTTCCAAATAAAGGATAGCCAATGATAGATCCTATTTCAGCATTCTCAATGTTGACTACGGCTCATAGTGCCTTAAAAAAAATGGCTTCAATGGGCAAAGATTTGTCCTCAGCTACGAAAGCGATAAGTTCCTATGCCAAAGCAGAAGCTGAATTAGGCTTTGCTAAAGAGCAAAAGAAAAAAGGTATATTTGGTTCTGTTATGGACAATGCAATAGAAGAGCATTTTAAGGAAGAAGAGCAAAAGAGATTAAAAGACGAACTCAGGTCATTATTTCTTTTATATGGTGCAGATGGAATTGGTCAGTGGGAAAGATTGCAGGCAACGATTGCCTCAGCAAGAGCCAAACATCGTAAACAATTAAAGGAAATGCAAAGAATTAGAGACCGCAACACACTCATAGTTGTCTGCACTATTTTAATAACATTAGGAGCAGGCGGTATTATTTTATTAGCGAATTACCTGAAATATGGTTCAGCATTCTAGCACGAAAGCAGGCAGAATAGCTGAGTTCTTTGCTTGCGGTGTTATAGAGGATTTAGGTTGGCAAACATCTCTGTGTCAGCAGGATGGAGTTGACCTAATAGCTTTTAAGGACAATGAGTATATTCGTGTTCAGGTTAAAGGCTCTAGCATCAAGAGAAGCCTAAGAAACAATGGTTTACAGTTTATGATGGGGTTAGGATCTAATAAAAGATTTCCTAATTCAAATGATTATGACATTGCCTGCATGGTCTCAACTTATCACCGCAAATGTTGGTTTGTTCATGTTTGCAATATACAGCGAAAATCAATCCGCAGACCCAAAGCCTTTTTTGAGAATACCGAACTTGAATATGAGAGTTGGGAAAAGTCACTAGATATTTTTAGGGAAAATAAAATTCATGGAAAATATTAATTTTAAAATTTTTAAAGTTTTTAACAAAATCGGAAACATTTTTTACAGAAGATATATCCGACAAATTAGAAAAGAGCAAAGCAGATGAAAGAGCAAGGCATCCATTTAAACTTATTAAATCAAATCCGCAGACATGAGGGATTGAGATTAGACCTTTATTTTTGCAGTGAAAATGTTCAAACGATTGGATATGGCAGGGCGATCGGTCTCAATGGCATATCAGAAGCTGAGGCAGAATTTATGCTTTTAAACGACCTTTTAGCCTGCGAGAGTGAGTTGAAAGATGAGGGATGGTATAATCAGTTAGATGAGACTAGAAGGGCAGT